TAGGGTAACGTTGTATATAGTTCCCTTTATAATTAGCATTGTTATGCTTTGCATAGTATAACATGTAAGCAAAAAAACCACCATGTAGCATGTGGTTTTTTGATGAAAAAATTTATAGGTTCGTGTCGGCACTGCCAATAGTAACATTGAGAAATAAACCTTTCAACTTATTAAAACTTGTGTACTCTCGCTCCTTTACCTAGGAAGGTTTTATCTTGGAATATATAATATTTTCGTCTATTCACTTGATGTAAATTATCCTTACCTTTAATTATACTTTAATACCAATTTTTTACCAAATGGTGTTCCCAAGCTTTCTCTGGAGATTTGTATCTCTGTTTTATATATTTTATAGCACAATCAACTTGTTCTGTAGCTAGTGTTGTTTTTTCACAACCAACAGTTTCCCAAGTGAAGTTTAAGAATTGAGCAATACCAAAAGCGGTACTGTATGGATTCTGTGCGGTACTTCTCCAATTACTTTCTTTCTCCATCACTTTATCAAAGTATATCCATTGATCTTTTCCAAACTCAATAGATACATGATATTCTGCATATTCTTGTATTGTACCAAAGGCAATAACATGTCCTGACGGCTCTTGTATGCCCTTTGAGGTTGCGGAAAGTGGTGTAAGTACAATATAGAGCATTGAAGCAATAAAAAGGCTTATAACTAAGTATTTTAATATATTCATAATTACGAAGTTTTGATAGCTGGATTGGACTGTGTTCGGATAATCTCATTTATTCGTATAATCATTATACTAAAAAACCACCTTGATTTGGTGATTTTTCTGTTGCTTATTTTTTAAGTGATTCTAATTGAGTTAAGATATTAGGCTCTTGCATCTGTATTTTTGGCTTGCTTGATTTTGCACCGACAGCCCAACCAAGTACCAATCCCCAGAATCCGTATAGCTCTGGTGGAACTTCTTTGACTCCTGCGATCATAGCAAGTAATACCATCACTGCTGTTGTGATAATCACGATCAGAATAATTTTGTTTGTTGTTGATTTCATATTATTATTTGTTATTCGTATAATTAACACAATACTTTCCATATGCTTCTGCTACTTTTCTTTCAATAGAACATCCACGATAATCTTCCCAGTTGTTTACAAAAAAGACAATATCAGCTTCTGACATCATTTTTAGTGATTCTCCTAAATACCAAACACCAATATCATCTCCTTTGAGTGCTATTGATTTATCAGCACCATCTATAATGCTATCAATCAAATCTGCTTCTGGTAATTTTTCCTTAATGGCATCAAAAACTTTCTTCATTTCTACTCTTACTTGATCTGTACTTTTTGCCTTCATTCCCATTGATATAAATATTTTCATGTTATTTGTTTGTTAATTTTTATAATATCTTTCCTTTTTGTTCAATATCCATTCTGCTCTCATTCCTTGGTGATTTCCTTCCCACCCAAAGTATTTATATTCATTCTATTTTTACCATTACATGAATTGGTGTTGTTGATTTTAAAATGTTTTTCATATTATTTTTTATTAGGCATTTTAGCTCCTCTTGATATTGCAAATCTTTGTAGTGCGGTTAAATTTTTTCCAAAAGTTGGTGTTGTTTTTTTCTTTTTCTTTTTCATATTATTTGTTTCGCATTAGCTTATCTAATGATTCACTTACAACGTAGAGTGATTTAATTAACCTGTTGTTAGCTGTTTCGCTGTGAAAATTAACCTTTGTATTAAAATATAATTCTAAATCAATCAGCATTTGTTTTTGTTCTTCGTTCATATTATCGTTGTTTATATAATTCTATTAAATGCCCTAGTGTTTCGTTCCAGTTGGCTTCTTTGAGAGATGGGGGACAGGTGTGTTCTTTCTCACTGATTAAATCCCTAGCCCATGACTCTGATAGCTTATTTCCATAGCAAGTCTTGTTCGCCACGTTACGATGGGGAATTATATTAGCGAGTGGAATGTCATAATTAAATGCAAGATCTCCCATAAGCTCAATTAGAGCCTTCTCCTGAGCTTCTGTAGGTAGAGTTGCATCAAAGTTACCTGCTAAACAGATTCCAATAGACTTTTTGTTATATCCTTTAGCATGTGCCCCATGATAATGCTCTGGTCTTCCTAGCCATATTGCACCACTTTTGTGGATAACATATTGGTAGCCTAGCCCTTCCCAGCCTTTGCCGAGATGCCATAGTTCCATTCCCTTAGCTGTATGCTCTGATGTATCAGCTAGGGGATTAGCATCAGTCCCTCCTGAATGGTGAATGATTAGATATTCTGGCTTATTGTCTGTTTTCTTTGACTTTAAGTTTTTAAAGGTGTTTGTTTCTTGCATACCTTAATTATAACATACAAAAAAACACTATACATAGCGTGAGTGTCTTTTCTTTGGTGTTACTTTTTCCTTCACTACTTTTCGCAGTTTGTATCTTGTCCCACTGCTTGTACTTCCTTTTTTCGATAGTCTTAATTTTGGCATAATTTTATTCGATTACTGGATCAAAAGGTCTTGTTTCTAAAATTTCGATAACTTTTTCTACAATGTTATCTGATGATTGCGTTATCAATTCATCGAATGATTTTGAAATAAGCCCACTTATCTCATCATCACGCTTTTCAAAGGTTACTGCGTTAGCTTCCTCAACCCAATCGTCAATTGACGATCTTACAGAATATCTAATCAGAACACCTAGACTTGCGAATAGAAACAAAAGGACAGCAAGCCCTCCCAAAAATCTTGCTCTACTAAATGTATTTATTGAGCTTGCATTTGAGTTGCTTTCGATTTTATCTTGAGCTGACAAAGACCATTCCTCAAGTTTTGTTGTTCTATGATTCGCTTTTGTTTGAAGGTCGTTAAAACGCTCCTGCCTTATAGTAATTTTATCAAAGCTCTCTTTAGTGTCTTTTCTAAACTCAGCTATCATTTCTTTAATTGAATATGTTTCTTTATTTGGCATGGTTTTAGTTTTCCTCCCAGTCACTTGATGTAAGTCCCCACAATCCTTGCTCACCGATAATAGCTAGTGTTCCGCCAATTAGATAAGATGTTTCCTTATCAACATAGTTATCCCCTGTAGGCTGAATATTCTCAGCAAGAGCGTTAGCTGTTGCAAAGTCTACACTTGAAATGTTACCGATAGACTTAATTTTATGACAAACAAAAGTATCTTCTTCGTCAATTACTACTGTTTCTATCCAGTAATACTGAATACAAGCTTCATAACCTTCTTGCATACGAGTCCATGTTATAAGGTCAAGGTATACACTTGATGAAGTGTTTGTTTCTGGTAATACCAATACTTCCGATTTTGTTTTTAATGTGAATATTTTCATTATGTTATTGATTAGAAATGAGCCTGCCACGCAGAGCCATCATATGTATAAGACTTGTTTGTTGATGTGTCGTAGACAATCAATCCTGATGCTGGGGATGAAATAGCATTACGTTGTGTTGTTGTCATTCGAGGTGGCAAGAATCCTTTTGTTGTACTCTGTATATCAATAAGTGCTGAGGCATCTGGTGTTCCGTAAGCGGTTTGGCTGAATACAAAGCTACCCTCAGCCCGTAAAGCAAATACATCCGCCTTTGCGTTTGTGATTCCGTACATGATAAATCCTGCTCTAGCTCCACCTCCATTATAGACACCAAGCTCATCACCAGTAGAGTTTGGGAAAATAGAACCCCAAGCTACATTTAACGAACGACTTGAAACAGTAGGATGAGCTATCACTAGGTTATGACCTGATGCTATATGAGTCCTTACATCTCCACCAGATGTTCTTGTTTCAAACAAGTTTGCTGTTTGAGATGCTGAGGCTTGGATGATTTGACCTACTGTTGCCGCATTTGGTGTTTGGAGATGAAAATGTGCATCAAGCGAAGAGTTAATACCTACCCCTAATGCTCCAGTGAACCCTGATTCTCCTGCGGGATTGAATTCAATCTCTCCATTTCCAAAAGCCGACTCGATAACAAAACCATTAGCATTTGTAACGAATTGATAGTTTGCAGTAGGAAGGTCATCATTGCTACCGAATAGTACATTCCCTCCGAAAGGCTGAAAAGATAATGCTCCAAAACCTCCGTTTGCTGTTGCACCGAATGTGACAAGTGATTTGTTAGCTGTTGTTAGGTCATCTTCGACAGCAATATTAAATCCTGCTGCACCTCCCTCTGCATTTGGTGCTGAAAGAGTCATAAAAACAGGGTCGTTTGATGAAGTGGCTGTAACATTAAACACATCAAGACCCCCACCTGTTTGAGTAATAAATGGAGCTTTAGTGGTTGTTAGAATCCCATCTATATTTACTTCTTCGTCATCATTATTAAAGGTAAGTAGTGCTGTACCTGCTGATGTTTTGAATACAGGATTAACTCCTGCGATCATTTGGTAGAGAGATTTTGCTGTGTCTGTAGAACCTGCTGATACTTCTGCTAGAGTTCCTGCTCCACCTCCTCCTACACCTGGAATCCAAGTTTTAGTCGAAGCATCGTATACAATAGCCTGGCCATCTGTAGCGTCTGCAACATTCAGTCCATTTATTGTACCCATTGACGGTCTTCGACCAAACACACGATTAAACCCACCTTGGTTACCTTCTGGGAGGTTTTTAATATGTTTTGCATCGATCTGGTTTTCTTCTGCAGTAGAGAGAGAATTGATTTTGCCTATAATGTGTTCTGCAATAATTTCCTTTTGTGAGGGTATTTCAATCCTATCTATTACTTTATCAATTATTCTTTCCTCATCAGCATCTTCTCCGTCATCACCATCTTTTATACTTAAAATTTTCTGTTCAGTTTCCTTCTTCAATTTATTAAAAGAATCATTTAATGATTTTATTGCCTTAGCTGATTCTTTCTCCGAATCAGAAGAAACACTATCAATACTTTTCATTTTTTCTTGAAAATTTCTATCAAACCCATTGTGTAATGATATAATATTATCAACCATTTCATTAACACTTGAATTTAAACCATCAGCGACATCTTGATTTTCTTTTCTAAGTGTTTTAATAACCCCAGCTAGTGCTTTAAAAGCTGTTACGAACTCTGCGGTCTGCATGTAAAAAGTTTCACCATTAACGAGTGGTAGTAATCTTTCTAATGCTTTTAATGTTTTATCTTGGTTTTTCATGTTGATTGTTTTTTTGAAATGTGGTTATAATTGGGCATATGATAATTTTTATATTCAAATTCCTGCTTGCTTGGGTAGTAATTGGTATTACTGTTGGTATTTTAGGATATATTTTTGAGTAATGAAGATAATATCTTCTTTTTATTCTCGTCTGATATACCAAGTGTTTTTTCTGCACCTGTCGCAAGAATATCTCCAACTCCTTTGATAGGGTCTCTCAGACCTTTAATAACCCTCTCCGTTCCTTTAACAGCTCTTTGAACTTGCCCTTGTAGGGAAGTTGTAGCTTGTGTCCCGTACACATCCTCGAGGATTTCTGTGAACAACGCTTGATCTACAAGGTTGTCAGTGAAATTCCCTCCATAAGCATTTGAAACAGTATCTAGTTCATTCACTAGCGACATAACTCTTGGTCTTTGTGTGTTATTTGAGAATATAGACCTGAGTAATTGACCTCCACGTTCCCTTGAAGTAAGTGATAGTTTTTTGCCAAACAACTCTTGAGCATTGTCTAATACTTGCCTAGTTGCTCTGAAATCAGAGTTTGCGACATTATAAGAATCAAAGTTTACATCTAATACATCATCCGCTACAGTTCTAAATCCTTTTAGTAATCTAGCAGACTGACCTTTCAGACCTTCTCCTGACGTACCAAAATCAAGCACTTCATCAAGTGTTTTCTTGAATACATGTACATCATAAGCATCAGACCCATCAGGTAAAATACTTATAGCTTTTTGCAATTCTTTTTGAACTTGCGGTGTGTTCTTGAATTGAGAACGAGAGAAGTCTAATGTTCCATCTTCTAGTATAGACACTCCGACATCATCAAGTGATGAAGTTACACTATCTCGCAACGAGCTTACATCAACATTTTTCCCTTTTAATGATTTAGCAGCTTCACTAACACTTACTCCTGCAAGTTTATTTTGTTCTCTGATAAACTTTAACCGCTCAGTCATAGAATCACCTACAACATCAATAGGTCGTTCAAGAACCCGCCTATCTTTTGAGGCTTTTTCTGCTAAGTTAATCATTTTATCAGCCTTTAATTTATCCTCAGGACTTAACGATGTCATGAACTCAATATCTTTTTGATCGAATCCTTGTGTTTTAGCAATACTTACAGCTTTTGCTTGTTCTGGCGTTAAATTATCTATATCAAATGGTTGTTTTGCTCCTACTTCTACTTGTTTATTAAGAATATCGTTTCTTAGTTTCCTGCTTTTATACCCACCTGATATTCCTCCAAGTATTCCCCCTAGTATTCCTCCACTTAATAACCCAGTTACACCGCCACCAAGAGCTTTCTTCCCAATTTCACCCCCTGACAGGTCTTCTTGTAGACCTTGAGACGCTCCAAACAAAGAACCTGATACTAAACCTTGTCCTGCTCCAGCTAATGCACCACGACCTGCACCTGGTAATGCTCCTATGCTATTGCCAACTACCTTAGAACCTAGCTTTTGTGCTAATCCTGGTGCTGAATTAGTTAATCCTGGGATTGAACCTAGCTTGCCTGTAACTTTTGCACCCGCTCCTTGTAATCCTCCGATAGTAGCTATTGTAGTTCCAAGCTGCAAAGCATCCCCAAGAACTTGTTTATTTGTTAGTTCGTTTGGATTAAGTAGTTTTTCCGCTCCTTCTCCAGTTTTCCCTATATCTTTATTGATAATATCAAGTGCATTTTCAAGTTTAGAAGTATCTGCTCCTATCTCTTTTTGCTCTTTTAGCTTTTTAATCAAATCTCCTTGTATTTGGAACTGTTGAGCTTGTGTATCCTCAATAGATTTTGCTGTAGACCTTTGCGTTAAGGCTTGACCTAACCCCTGAGAAAGCTCTTTACCCCCAGTAAAGTCTGCAATACCCTCAGCCACATTTACCGCCTTTTCACGAAAAGTTTTAACTTCTTCTGGTTTATTGTTTGAAAGAACCCCTTTTTCCAAAAGAAAAGAATGTATTTGCTCATCTGGTACACCTGCCTCTCTCTGGGAGCTTATAAATTGTTTTGTTTGTTCATTATTCATAGAATTATATTTCATCATTTAGGACTGCATCCAGTGATGCTGTTGCGGTATTTACTGCACTATCAAAATTTGAAAATGAAGTTTCGAGTTTAGCTCTATTCTCAGGATCAATTTCAGCAGATTCAAAATATCCAAGTGCTTCCTTTGAAGTTTTTACTCTATTTTTCACATCAAGATAATCACTCGTAAAGTTAGAAACATCTCTACTTCCTAGTGCTTGAGTTTTAAGAGTCGCTGCAATAGACCTTTCAATAACCTCATAAGTCATAAGTAGTGCTAACTCGTTTCTTTCTGTATCATTTGTTGCATTTGCAAGAGTCTGCTTGTAGTTGTTGATGTCAGTATCGGTAAGGACTCCAACCTCTTTGAAAATACCACGGGCAAGTCCTGGAACTGTACGCCTGATTTGCTCTTCAATTTGAGATGCAGTTGTTGATCGCCCTGTTAAATTACTGATTATTTTTTGAGCGTTACCTGTTAATTTACCAGTATCGCCCTCTGTTATAATATTCTGAATACTCTCAACATTCCCAAGCGTTACGATAGCTTGAGTATAGTCCGTTAAGAATCCATCTGAAACAGATTTGTCATATCTTGAAGATGCCGAGATTATGTCAGCGATAGGGTCGCCACTTGTGCCATTTATATATGACTGAGCTTCATCAAGTTCTGCAATAATTTTCTTATACTCAGCATTTTCTTTTTTAATCTGAACTCCTATTTTTTGAAGTTCAAGACGTTCTTTAGGAGAAGTTAAATATCTCTCGACTCCTGGAATTGTTAGTATTTCATCTATAGTATTATATTCACTCATTTTAGCTTTCATGCTCTCAGGAGCATCGTTTTTCAAAAGAGTGATTTTCATTAACTCAGCATCTTCCCTATCTTTCTTTTTCTTGTCTGCAACAGCTTTCTCCTTGTTAATAACTCCTTGCAATTGTGCCTTTCCTGCATTGTTAAAGTAATCCTTGTTTTGCTCAAGGACAAGTTCTTTTGCTTTGATTTCAGCTTGGATAGGTTTTAGTTCTTCATCAACCTTTGCTTTAGCAGTTTCTCTTGCTCTATCAAGATTATTTCCAAGAATATTTTGATAGATAGATAAGTCAGCAAGGAATTGTGCAGATTTAATTCGTGCTGATGAAATAAATGTACCAGCCTGACCTTTAGTTAAATTAGAATCATTCCTAAAATCCCTAACCCTTCTCGTTAAATTTCTTCCTTCAACATCAATTTCACCTTGTATATCATCAATTCGTTTTTGTATTCCAGTAGACCCTGCATCTTTTTCAAATTGAATTTGTTTCCCTTCAATAATACCTGATTCTTTTAATAAATCAGAAAGACCAGATACTTCTGTTTCTTTTTCTGCTTTTCTAGCTTCTGCAATCTTATCAATCTCACTTCTGTTCCTATCAACAATACGATCACCAAGACTTGTTTCTATTGGTTCTTGCTCAGGTAATATAATTTCAGCACCATTATTTTTAACTGAGTCGGAAGTAATAACATCTGGTGTACCTGTTTCTTTTGAGGATTGTCTACGGCTTGAAAAAGTTGTCCCTGACCCTGTATCTATTTCGTTGTTTAATTCTTTTTCATGCATAATGTTAATTTATTACCGCTGTACCGTTTTTATCATATACTTTTTGCAAAAATTTGAATTTTCTATTGATTACATCAGTATCAGATGTTTTATATACTCCATCCTTTAATTCCTTAACAGTTAATGATAATTCGTTTATAGTTTTCTCTAATTCAGAAACTTTTAATGTTAGTTTTATATTCTCTTCCATATATTATACCATATTAGACTATGTCTGATAAATACTCGAACTTATAACTAAATTCAAGTATCGCTGCTGACCCATCTTTCGACTCAAGATCAAATTCGATCTCTTTATAGTGGGGGAGATTGACTCCGTTAATATCAAATGTTGTTTCCTTCGTTATCTCATTTTCCCCTGAAAAATCCATAAGCTTTGTTCTTTCGCTATCTCCATTCATTTTGTAGTAGATAGACACTACCTGACTTGCTCCCAGAGGCTCTGTGATGACCTCTATTCCCTTTAATGCCTTCTCTACCTCTGTATTCCCCTCATTCATCTTTAAAGTCTTGTAAGATGATGTCTTTGTATATGTATCACCTGTTGAGAGTTGCTTAATACCTCCGTCTTTCTCTACAAAGAATATTTGCTGTGCAAAGTTGTGTACGTTCTCTGGTAAACCGATGTCAGAGGTGTCAAACATCAGCGTCAATGCTAGTTTAGCTTGTGAATTGAGTCCTACACACCAGAAGCCTGTATTGAAGATTGTGGCGTCACTATTATTGGGAATACTTGCAAAGAACAGATATTGTTTATTTCTTGAAAAAGAAAAATTTGATACTGCTCGTTCCCAATCATCAGTCCACCCTGTATAGTTTGATGGCACTTCTATTCTCACAACACTTTTTGATGAACCATTACCAATATATTGCCTTACTTCCATAGTTGGTTTTCCTGATGACTTTACAGTGTCATCAATAAAATTATCTATAACAGCAAATAGTACATCTGAGGCATTTCCAACTACTCGTGCGTTCCCAGTCCCTAGAGGAACTATGTCGGTTACGTTGTTAGTATCTTGGTCTAAATCCCAAATTGCAATATACCCATCATTTCTTTGGTTATAAGATAAACCAAGATATTTACCATAAGCTACGGTGTCCTGAGTGTAAGAGGGATTTGTATGAACACCGTTTATCATAGGGTCTCCTAGAATATCAACAGTAGCAGCAGAAGTATCACCACTTGTAACATAAATTTTATTATCAGACCCCTTTACTGAGGTCGGTAATATCTTTAAATATTCATTAGTTGTTGCAAGCAGTTCAAAACTTACATCTAGTCCTGTTATAGCATCCGTCTTGGCAATATATTGGAATCCACTACCGTCTTCATTTTGAGAAACGATAAAGTATATATCACCTAGTATTTCCACATAACCATTTACTGGAAAGGCTGAGAGGCTTTTTGATGGCTGTCCAGCTTGGATGAACTCTCCCCACCCTCCACTTGATATAGTTTTTTGGTATACCTGAACACCGCTATAAATGAACTCAATATCACTATCTGCAACTTCACTTCCAATAGTCCAATAATTGGTATTATCTGAGAAGTTTTTGTAGTGCGTATTTATTTCATCTGTACTTAGATCATCATCCCAAGCCCATGCGTAACCTATCTTACAGAAATTCCCTCCTGCTGAGTCTTTTGTGTTTATTGAAACATAGTTATTCGCTAAAGTTCCATCGAAATTACCATTGTTATCAGCAAAATATTCACTAACTCCGTTTATGATAATGTAATAACCTCCTCCATCATATTTACAATGTATTAAGTAATCAGTATCAACAGTTAGTGCGATTGTACTTGTTTTTGTACTATTTCCTGATGTCCCATCTACATAAAATATAATTTTTCTATCTGTGTTAATCTTGATTGACCAACTACCTTGGCTGTCATTGTAAATGAGTGTGTCTTGAGATGGTGCTTTAGAAAGATTTATAGTAAAGGCAACAGTCATGTCATTTCCTGTTAAAGCAACTTCATCATCTGAATCTGTTATTATTGCACCAGTAGGTGTCTGAACTGCATTACCTAAATAAACTCCATCAACATAGTTAGGTGATGACGTAAATGCTTCTGAATCTGTCTTGTTATTTTTTACACCTCCTGCAAAATCATACGCCCATCGTAGATTGAGACTGCTCCAAACATTCATTGGTTGATTCAAGAAAGCAGCAACCCCATAAATCCCGTTAGAGATAGCTGTTACTGTACTGTTCCCATAGTAAACATAGAAACCACCCTCAATTGAAAGACCATCAATCCATAATTGACCTGTTTCGGCTGTTGCATCAAAGTTTTCTAGTTGTGCTGATCTACCAGTTGAGCCATCTGCGTTAGTTACACGAATATCTGATCCGTCTGAATTAACATTTGACCAGAAACCAGCAGGCATTTCTGATAGATCAATAAAAACTGGAATACCTCCAGTTAAATGTAGTGCTGTAGGGTCTATTTTCACTCTATACCCCCAGCTGTGTGAGTACCAGTTAGATATAGCGTTACCTGTTCCATAAACAATATCAGAATATCCCCCAATAGCTTTTATACCGTATGCTTTCTCTGCTGTTGTAGTGAAGTCAGTCCAATCAGACAAAGGTATGAGTTTTTTAGGGTCAGTAAAAACATCAAAGTGTTTCAGCATTTGAGCTCCATATGAAAAGTCTTGCCGACTATCCCTTGATGATGTTTGTATTCCACCATCCCATGTATTTATTACCTTTTTCTGAATTTTTGCCATATGTGTTATTCGCTTGTTTTTTCAAGCTCTTTAAGAATCTTTTTTGACTTTGATATTGTTTCCTGAGCATTTTCTAAACGCTTAGTGTGTTTTGCCACCATAGTATCTATCTGTTCCTGCGTGAGAATAATCTCTTTAGTCTTTACCACTTCCTCAAAAACGTATTTGCCACCCTTTTTTTCTTTATACTGCATATTTAAAATATAGACCGATTACTCTTAATGATGATGTATCAGAAGTAAACCTCAAAGAGCAATAATCTCCTGCTGTTGCGGAAGCAAATACTCCTGATACATCCACCTCAGTTATGTTGCCTGATGTTACTGATACCCCAGTATTCAGTACTTCTTCGGTATTAAGCGAATAATTCTCCCCTGTAGAGGCATAGTCGCTGTTTAAGTCGTACTGAATAGACTCCGTTGCATCTGGGATCATAACAACCTTCATATCTGTAATACTTGCGAAACCTGCTGGTATTCTGAATGTAAATGTAACATGAGAACTACTTGAAATATTAGCTGTTCTAAAGTACCCAATATCTGTATTAAATGGATTGGCAGTATCTGCTGCACTATTAGTGTTCGGATAAATGAACATCTCATTTATTGTTAAAGATGCGTTGATCGCCTCATTAACAGCTTCTGATGTAGGTACAGTAGTATCATCACTTGTTGAGCTTGGTGCTGTTGTTGTAATTTTTACCCCAGTTGAAACAAGGTCTCCATCACCATTCCATGATGGCAATTCATCAAGGTTTCCCTTTGTACCTGTTACCACCTTTGTATCAAGCCCTGTTTTATCGTCTGCTCCCATTTCTCCAGTCCCAATATTCGTGATGGTGTTGTTATCTGCATCAATGCTCTTATTTGTCAGTGTATCTGATGAATCATCCTCTATCTTGTCGGTGTTTAGATTCTCAAAGTTTGTGTTTATATCTCCAATTGAAGATGATGGGCTATCTGTTCCCAAGATTGTTGCTAAAGTACTCATGTTTTTTCTATGTTATCTATTCTAGTAAATATATATGGTGTGTAATACTCCCATGTTTCAGTTAATGTTTGCCATTGTGCTGTCGATTGCCAGAACAATGTTACATCACTTTTCTCTATGTTATCTATACTCATACAGAGTCTATAGGTTCAGGACTCATAAAGTCGGTGTGGTCATCCATTTGTTTTTTAACATAGATGCCAAGCCTTTTTTCTTCTGTGATTATATCTCTGTATAATCTTTCTGTATTAGCTAGTGTTTTAGTAGAGGCATAATCATATGCTACATATAAAGCCATTAAGTGATGGAAAGTATCAGGTATACCAGGCTTTTTTGTTGTGTCTGAAACTGTTATTTCAATTGGCTCTCTTATAAAGTTGAGCTTGATCCCATCTGATAGGGAATAGTCGAATATCTTATTGAAAATGATCCTTTTTCCTGATGCTCTATATGCTTGTGGAACTCCTGTATCTGTATTTGAGAATGTCCCTATTTTATCCATTCTGTAATAATCTGTATCGAGTGCAGACCTTTTAATCCAAACATCAGAAATGAACAACACTTTAGCGTTGTTTTCATCTTCTCTGAAATCATAGTCATCTTGACCTGATACAATATCCAAATATCCCTCGTTGAGATCACTGTAGTTGTAGTCATCCCATTCGTAAAGAGTATCTTTCTCCATAATAAGATTAACAATTTTTGTTTGAGCTGTGTTTAGGCCTCGAACCTTTCGAGCCTCTGAAAAAGTAGATGCACTTGTATCTACTAAATCGTCTATTAAAAGTTTTAATTCTGTTACTGATGACATAAATATTATCTAAGGTAATTACCTAGTCCAAACACCCATAAAGGTGCTTGATTAACCAATTACGCTACGAGTACATCGTACAATACTGGAATCATTTTAGTCCAAGCGTTGTACTTGTAATCTACACGAGATTCTAGTCCTACTCCAGAGATTTGTGCTCCAGATACAACTGGGTTCATCACTTCTGTCATAAGTCCGTATGTTGATTTAACAACTCCAACGTGAAATGCTTTCTTCACACCTGCAAAAACGTGTCCTGTTGTGTGTTTGTTAGAAGAATAGTGTTCTAGTCCTCCATACATAAATCCTTGCTTGATTCCGTTTTTTAGAACGTCATCAGCAGTAGAGAATCCTTGTGCGGCTGCATACTTTTGAACTTTCTCAAAGTCTGCTGAACGCCAGATAATGAATCCTCCGTCTCGATCTAGTAAGTTTTCTCCGTTAGCTTCACGAATCTCTCGTGTAATTCCTGAGATAATATCGTCAATATTTGATTCTGATACTACAATGTTTCCTGCTGCTCCTCCGATACTTGCGTTGTCGAAGTTAGTCCATGATGCATGTCCTGCAAGCATAGCAGTTTCCATTGTTTCATCCAACATAATACCCATGTTTTCTGCCATCTCCATCCAGTCTGAGAATGTTTTTTGAGCTAGGTCAGCACGATCAATATGTTGTGCACAATATTTGTAAGTGTCGATTGTTACAGTGTCATCAGTAGTCGCTGCTGCTGTAGATGTGTAACCTGTTCCACGAGTTCCTGTTCCGACTGTAGCGTCAGTTAGGTATGGGTTGTGGAGAACCCCGTCATTTGTGTAAGTTACTTTACAAACTTCTTTCCATTTTGAGTTTTCTGAAAGTCGTTCTTGTAGCTTAGTTTCAAATGCTTCTTTTGGTACGATTGCCATAATAAAAGTTAATTTAAAAGTTAATAAGTACCAACAGATTCATTTTATGAATTATAGAATGTTCCTTTATTATCTGTTTTCTTAAGTCGTGCGTTTACAACATCACGCCTTAATTGAACATCGGTAGCAGGAGGCAATTCACCTTTTGCAACCCAGTATTCAACAGTATCTTGAGCTGATTGCCCTGATATGTTAGATCCATTTGGATTTGCGTTAGCTGTTGCTCCAAGTTCCCTCAATTCTTTTAATTCAGACTGGAAATATTTGCTTTCGATTACACCTTCTAAATCTTTACCAGTTTCCTGCATAAATTGATTCACAAGGCTTGTTTCTTCTGCTCCTTTGATCTCATTTGCGAGAAGAAAGGCTTTTTGTCCATAATCTAAACCTGTTGGCTTTTTACTAGCCTTAGTTTTCTTTTCTCCAAACAACTCAGGGTTCTTTTTTCCTAGTTGTTTAAGTTGTCGTTCTAATCTAGCCTTTTTAGCTTCTGGTGATTCTTGTGATTTCTCTCTTGATTCACTTTCTTCTGTTGTTTCCTCAGCTTCTTCTACAACTTCCTCTGTAGTTTCTTCCACTGATTCAACTGGGTTGTTTTCATTATCCATAATGATATGTGTATTATTTCAATTTACGGGGAATTGAGAACCATTTAATAATAATTTTTGGGAGGTATTATAACCGTATGACTATATTATACCACTAATAAGTAGTGTATACAATTAGTCAGGTACTACTGCTGTAGCTACAGCTCCAATAGCTGTAAATCCTTGTCCCATCCATCCGATTGTATTATCAATCTTTGTAAATCGGTGAATCTGTGTTGCTGTCAAAAGATATTCTTTAGTACCGTCTGAGTTCTCAGAGTTAATTTCTTCGTCTGATCCTGCTGGTGTTCTAACTTCTGAGTTAGCTGCTCCTGCAACAATAGTGATGCAGTGTCCGTTTGGAACAGTCGCTAGTGCTGGTAGCACTGAGTAATCTGTAACTCCTGTTACGTTTGCTTCCAATGAAACTGATCGCACTCCTGGTGCAATAATGTTTACTGAGCTATCTGTAGCTGTTGGTGTTAATACCTGTGCTTCAAATTCTGCTCCTTTAACCTTAGGGTAATTCGATAAGAATCCACTCATAATAGTTTTTTGTTTAATGTTTGTAATAGCCAATTTTGGAGGGAACTTGAAACCCCTTTTGGTTAGTCCCAGTAGAGAGTTACATCAAGAGTATTTGCAATTGTTGCGTATAGCCCTCGTGCAAAGTTTACATCTCCCGTGTCGTGATAACCAATTGCTGGTGTGATCGTGTTGTTGATAAGAACTTCTGTATCAACACCTCCTGTCATTGTTGCTGCTCCCCATGAAGCATCTGCTCCTGTTTCTGTTGTTGCGATTGCGTTTCCTGCTGATCCTACAGAGATAGCTTCAACTGTCTGTGCTGTATCTGTGTTAGTTGTAGCTGTTACTTGTGTGTGGGCAGTTGTTCCTAGACTGTAGTTCGTTCCTGCTCCTGTATCACCATTGATAGCAAGTTTTAGGTTATCAAGTGATACTGCAAGAGTTCCAATCAGTACTTGATCTTCAATATGGTTCACAATAGTATCAACAAAGGTATATATTCGATTTCCAACCGTTACTGTTTCCCCATCTGTTAGTACATCCGTTCCTGTAAGCACTTGAGTTGCTTTAACCCCTGCACTAGCTGTCCCTGTTAGACCATCATGTAAAACAATAGTCCCTGTTGATGTTGAGTTTACATAGAATCCTTTTAATTTTCCACCTCCCGTTTTAATTAACGCACTTGCTGTTGTGTTAGTATATTTCGCCATAATGTTATTCTGCTTCGTTATACGGAGTCTCTACTTCATCCGTAGCTTTTCTAATAAGGTTTAATTGAGTGAATCCTTGTTCCAGTAGATTTACCCCACTAAACAATCCTCGCAATTCCTCTCCAAGTACTTCATTTGAAACAACTTGCCCTCCTCTTTGGTTTTCTGCAATTAAGTTAAACGCAGAGTTTTGAGGTCGTGCTGGATCATCTTTCTGTACTGTTCCCTCTGTGTAAAGTGATGCAAGCAAAACTTTTTTCACTGCACTTAACATTTCCTCGTCTTGATTGAATAGCTCGATCTTTAGTCGTTCTAAATCTGTTAGTATTTCTTTCATAATAATTATTGATTAGTTTCTGTTAATTCCTGCTCTGGTACAACTTCACCAAGGCTTGCAGGCTCAACTGCCTTTGTTTCCACTGCTTTGATGCTCTGTGCAAAGTTAATAGGGCTGAATCCTGATTCCTCAATAAGTTCATTGAACATCTTCCCAAGCCCTGGAATTTGAGTAAAGGCTTGTGGGTTTCTGATGATTTCCCGAATGATATTCGTAATCTTATCAGCGTTCTGTGCCATGTATCGCTGTTTTCCCTTGATGTTAATGAATACATCAACAGGGATTGTATCTAGCTCACCTTTCATTACTTCAAAGAAACGTCTTGTTCCTTTGCTAGTAAAGTTGGTTTTAAATGTTTCCCTTAACTCTGCCCTATCATCCTTTGTAGGAACTTTACCACCAGATAATATTTTTGATTTGATACGCTGATCTACTACGTTTCTCGTAATAGCATCTGCGACTTCACCAAGCTCATCAAGAGTAAGCTCCTCTGAAAACTTCTTCCCGTTATTCATTTCCTCTACGAGATACTCAAGGATCCAATCTCGATAGAGAACATCAGCCACGAATGTAGCAATCTTTCCTTGTCTATGCTCGTGAATACCCTCACCTTGCTGAATTACTTGATTATTAAGTGCAAATGGTGTCCCTGACACTGGATTTACTCCAAGAGCACCTTCCGATGCTGATCCGAGTATTCTCGCACTATTCTTCAAGTCTGCTTTTTGATTATTGAATGAGGTCAAGTTTGGCTGTGTTGTGTCTGCCTTTGAAATAGTATCACCCTTATCAACCTTGATAATTGTATTAGTTTTAAGCCCTTGTAGTTTTTTGCCTCCTACTTCATCACTTGATGAGTAAAATAAACTTAGTGCTGCACCATCTAGTAATTCTTGAATACGAATAGCTGAATAGTTAGTCCATACTTGTGGGTCGAATAATGTTTCTACAAGAGATTTTCCCATCGCTCTACCGAATACTTTATTAAGCACCAGAGCCTTGAAATTGTCCTCTAACGGCTTATCTTTCCCTTTGTAGAGAGTTATACCGTTCTTACTACCATCTTCTGATGTGTAGAAGCACACTACTTGCATTTGGTTTTCATAACTTAGCTTATCTGCTTTATCATTGAGCCACCATTCTGGCAAATTCCCTCTAAGCTCGAATACTTCAATGTACTTGCTTGGAGTTTTGATTTTTGATTTGTTATTACCAGAAGATGCCTTTTCAGCCTTAGCCATGATAATAGCCTCCTCGATCTTTTGGTCATTCCATTTCCCTTTATACTCTAGCAATTGAGGGATTGAATACTGATGCCTTAAACAAAGTGGTCCTGAGAGAATATCTGTCTGATCGCAAAACGCTATCTTTTGTGGCTGTATTACCTCTGGTCTTACATTGTTTAGGTTCTTGATTAAAGCAAGGTCATATACAACTGAGCTTTCTACTAAGTCATCAATAAATGTGTCCAAGTTGTTTTTCCTCGCCCATTGAGGATGATACTTCTTAACAAGGAATGATTTATAGTAATTCTCTGAATCATTTACATAAGGGACAATATCTTTTACATCAAATCCCTCTGTTCTTAACGCTACGTTTACAATTGGCGTTACAATATCATCATAAGGTCTTTTCCCATCATTCTTCCCTCGATGATACCAACCATTTGATACGTTCATACACCGTTGTATGTGTTCTGGCATATTCCAGTCTTTGCTATCTGTTACTGGAACTCTTACAGTCTTGTAATTGTTTTGTTCTGCGATTATATAATCGAATACATTTTGATCTTCCATATTACTTAAAGATTAACCGATTGATAAATACCATTAAAGAAATTCTATTCTTGAAAATCATTCTTCCTTTCATACCAGAAAGAACGCCACCACACTTCTTATCATCTTTCTCAATTTCAAAAAGAATACGAGTCTTCAAGTGGAAAGGTTTAATACTCAATATAGCCTCTTTTAAGTCGTCTGTTTCTACATCAAAAACAGTATCATTAAACTTCATGTTTAGATGATATTGTTTCTTTTCAACCTTTGGCTTCTTTGCAACAGGCTGTTTCTTT